CGATGTGACGAGGTAATTATACATGAGAAACAAATTTAATTACAGCGCTGTGCATAAAAACGTCATGCGTGATCGGGCTAATCGCTCGGTCACTGAGCAGGGAGCTAAGGCGCTCAGGTCTGCATTGGAAGATGCAAAATTACGGCTTGAGCATCGTCAGGAAGTCACTGGAGGGAAGCAGCATGAGTAACGTTGCATACGCTGATTTTGGCAACAAGAACCACACTGGGAGTTCTCGCATGGATAACTCTAAGCTTGGTCATGTCGCGATATTCAGGAGCCTGCTTAATGCAAGTTGGGCAGAAGATACAGTGAAACTTGCACTATGGGTAAGATTACTAGGGCAAGCAAGGCATAAGCCAACAACGGTTGAGTTTGGTGGTGTATCTTGGGATCTTCGGACTGGTCAGTTGGTAACAAAAGCAAAAGTTTTAGCTCGAAAACTGAAAGATGCAAAGGGAAAGGAAAAAACTGAAAAACAAATCAGAGACATGCTGGATTTTTTTGAGCAGGAAGGAATGATAACCCGCACTGGCACACGACACGGGACAATAATTACAATTACAAATTACCTTGAATATCAGGTGAATTACGAGGTGACAAAGAAAGTTACTAACGAGGTGACAAACAAACTCAGTGATACCAACGCTCGTGTGGCAACTGAGGTTACTAACCTAGTAACAAAAGAAGTGAAACAGAATAAGAATGTACTTGAACAAGAATTAAATACTCCCCTAACCCCTCAAGAGGGGGACTGTGAAAAGTTAATTTCAACTAATCGAAAAAATAACATTCCCTACATCGAAATTATGAATGCGTTCAACGAAGCAGCAGGTGACAGATTGCCAAACGCTGAATCACTGAATGACAAACGAAAACGAGCTATCTCAAAATTCCTGAAAGAACTCAAAGAGCCAACGGTCGAAGCGGCTAAAAACTATTTTGAATATTTCATGAATTCAGCCAAAGAGTTTTATTTTGGCGAAAACGATTCTGGTTGGAGAGCGAATTTCGATTACCTGTTAAGACCAGCGACAGTATTAAAAACTAGGGAAGGTTCATTATGAGTTACCAAGTACCACACAGCTTAGAGACGGAGCAAAGCGTTATCGGTGGTTTGTTGATTAACCCAAACAGTGACAATGCCCAGAAAGTTTTCGCAGTGTTAAGGCCAGAGGATTTCTATGGGGTTCACCATCGGATCATCTTCGAAGAAATGCGAAGCATGGCGAGGAATCACCAGCCTATCGATGTGTTGACCGTTTCAGATAATTTGAAAGTTATTGGCAAGGAAGAAAACACTGGCGGTCTGGCCTACATTGGCGAACTAGCAATGAGCACGCCAAGTGCTGCAAATATCATCCACTACTCAAAACGACTCAAAGAATACTCCAGCGAGCGATACGCAATTGAAAAAATCAACGAGGCCACACGCTTGATGATTGAGCCTAGCACGCTGAGCTTCACTGAAAAAATGGAGCTTGTTCAAAGGTTAGTAACCGAAGCGGCAGAGAACGGCGTCACAGGTCGCAAGTCTGGCCTGAAAAATATGGCTGAACTATTGCCTGATTGGTTCGAAGGCGTAGAAAACATGTTTAACAATCCCGAACAGTTTGTCGGTCTCAAGACGGGCATTAAGCCACTTGATGACATGCTGTCACCTAAATTTGTTGTGCGTGGATCCCTATTCGTTATCGGCGCTCGTCCAAAGATGGGTAAGACAACTGTTCTAACTGAAATGGCGAAGAACGTTTCTGATGATGGACTGCCAGTGGCTCTGTTCAGCATGGAAATGTCAAATCAACAATTGGTTGAACGGATGGTAAGCCAGAAGTCAGGCTTAAACTCTGACATGTTCTACGGTGGCACTGAGGATGATTTCGAATGGGCGCTACTTGGCAAGGCTATCAGTGACCTGAGCGAAAAGCCTAACATTTGGGTCGATGATACGGCAGGGATGACACTTGAACACATTCAGTCAGAGTGCCGAAAGTTGAAACGCAAGGTTGGAAAAATCGGGTTTATCGGTGTGGATTACTTAACGCTGATGAAAGCTGGCAAAGCAGACCGTAACGATATTGCCTACGGTGAAATTACCAAAGGGCTCAAGCAACTGGCTAAAGAGCTTGATACCACGGTGGTATTACTCACGCAGCTAAACCGAAAACTGGAAGAACGAACTAACAAGCGACCTATGCCAAGTGATAGCCGTGATACTGGCCAAATCGAGCAGGATTGTGATTACTGGATGGCAATACACAAGGAGTCTGTTTACAACGACAAGGCTGACAAGACGCTTACAGAGCTTATTGTAAGACTTAATCGTCACGGAAAAGCAGGCACGGCATTTGTAGACCAGAAAGGGCTTTGTTTATTCGACACCGATCAAACTCACGCAATGGCTCGCGCTGACATGGCAACCGCCAACCGAAACACACCAAATCATAAGGACTTCTAGATGAGCAATAATTTAAATCCATGCCCATTCTGTGGCAGTGAGAAAGTGTCTGTAACTAATGACTATGATCCAGATGGATTCGGTAAGTTTTATTATGTCATATGTCGCGATTGCAGGGCTCAGTCTGGAGCCAAGTTCGTATCTAACGGTGGTGACTGCCCTGAGTTTTACTCATCGGTTAGAGGTGAATGGAATCGGAGGGCGTCTAAGTGAGTAAGCAAAAAGAAATTCCATTCGGAACTATTGTCGTGATTCATCAAGTTGATGAGGACAATGGCGATGTTTATTTGAATGGTTGTCACGGTGATTTTGACGCTAAAGATTTTCAAGATGAAATATCAATGGTTTTGACTAGTGAAGATTACTTTCAGGGTGAAGGCGTTTATACGTTAAAACCAATGGTTGATTATTACAATTACCATCGTGAACTCACATTTGAATTAGTTTCATTTGAGCCACTGACAGGTGAGGTTGAGTGATGAAAGGAACAACGTTAACAGAGCTATTGGCGGCGTGGAAAAATCACAAAGACATTATCTCAGCTAGGGCGCATGCAGCCGCTGGATATCCAGATAGAAAACGCTGGCGTGAAATAATGGCTGCTCGCAAAAGGAGACTTAACAGAAGTCGAATATTTATTAGAGCTAGTGTCGTGGCTAGAGTGTTAGAAAATCATGAGATTTTTCAATATATGAATGAGATTCTCGGCAGTAACGGGCTACCTAAAATGATTCACACATTCGGCAATTCAGGCACAGCAAAAAGCCAGAGGGAGGCATCTAATGCAGGGAACTAATCTAATCGAATTGAACATTGCGTACCGATTTCAAGCTCTAAGACTTACAAGTCGAACGCTAAGAAACGGGAAATCTACTGTTAACCATTTTGTTTCAGAATACCGAAAAAGCTACAAGAAGCTCACTCCAAGAGGCAAGGCATTTAAAAAAATAAAAAATATTAACAATGCATTTTTCAAGAAGAGATTTGATGAAGAGTGTATGGAAATCAAAGGAGCTCAGAATGCAGGGGACTGATTGGGTTAAGAGAAATGAGCGTACACCTGATGAAGATGGGAAATATTTAATCTACGGGTCACGCGGCGTTACTACAGGACATTGGCAATCACGACTAAACAAGTTTCAGGATGCAGAATCAAGCGACAACGAGGGCATGATGGGCTGGAAAGGAATTCTAACTGTTACTCACTGGATGCCACTCCCACCAATGCCAGAGGGTGAATGATGAAGCCAATTAGTGATGAGTATATAAAATTACTCGGTCGTCAAATAAAGCAACGAGCACTACAAGTCAAGAAACCAACCAAGAAAGAAATGTTAATTTTCTACTTCAAAATAATCACTTACCCAATAGCGGCGGTTATCGCTGTTTTGGTTATCGAGGGTAAATTATGAGCGAACTCAAGAAATGCCCGTTTTGCGGATGTGGTCGAATCTTCGTAGCAGAATATGAGTATGAAGATAAACCTACGTACTACAAGGCTGAATGCAACGAATGTGAAGCGGAAACTGGATTCAAGGAAAGCAAGCATGAAGCCATAACAGCATGGAACAGGAGAGCTAACAGTGAGTGATAACTATGTGTACTGCAAGTGCGGTGGAGTAGCTATTCATAAAACCGACAATCTAATAGCAGGTGTGGTATTTCATTATCACCAGTGCATTGAATGTGGGAAAAAAGGCCTTAAATTTCAGTCGAAGCAAGATTCTGCAATGTCTTGGAGAAGGAAAAACGGAGGTTAACTTGGAGAAAGCCACAAAGTTTCTTCTAAGAAATAAACAGATACGAGATAACCTGATATCAGCACTAAACGCCTTACCCCTCAACGAAGAATTCCCCCTAGAAGTAAAAATCTCAGAATCCAGCAGAACACTACCGCAGAACGATATGTTTCATGCGCTATGTGGTGATGTATCAAAGCAAATGACACTCAACAATGAACCACTGAAATTATGGCAGTGGAAGAATGTCTTTGTGTCTGGTCACTGGATGGTTACTACGGGAGCGAAAGAGTCGCCGTTAATTCAGGGTATCGAAGGTGAGCTATTAAACATACGCGAGAGCACGTCTCAAATGGGCAAGAAGCGCATGAGTAGCTTAATTGAATACTCGACAGCTTGGGCGGTAGAAAGTGGCGTAAAGCTACGTACAACTCGTTATGAATACAACTACTACGGTCACAGGGAATAACTCAAGGAGCAGCAAGAGCGATGAATATTCAACATATGATTGAGTGCGGAAAGATTTTTAAAGTAGGCGATATTATTTCATCGGTAAGGGTATCGAAAGAAGTCGGCAAGAGCGTGAATGTGTCAGGCCAAACAGTTAGGCAACTGGCAAAGATTGGAGCAGCTCAAAAGAAAGAAAAAATCGGCATCGTTACTTATTACGAAGTTATAAGAAATATTCAGGATGCTATTAACGATGAGTTAGCCAGAAGAAGAAAAGGTGTCGCTGCTAGGGAGTATCATCGCAACAACAAACAAGAGCCTTTTAATTATTCACTAGTGCAGAAATTCAATGAATCGATAGCGAGGGCGAGAGCGTGAAACGTAAATACCCAAATTTAACCATTGGAGCCAAGTTATTTATGGTGGCCATATTTGCCTGTTTGATTGCTGCAATTTTGGTATTTAAGGCGGCGATATATGGCTAAACCAATTCGACGGCGATGTGCAATATGCAAGGAGTGGTTTCACCCAAAGTACGACAATATCGAATGGTGTAGCCCAGAACACGGAGCGGAGTTAGGAATAAAGCGACAGCGAAAGAAAAATGAAAAAGCACAGGCCAAACTTAAAAAAGAACAGCAGCAAAAAGAAAAAGAATCCCGCGATAAACTCAAAATCAGAAAGCTAGCAG